ATAGTTAGGTCCCTTTTTGGAATAACCAAATCGTATTTTCGGTTCTGGTTCATCGAGGAAGTTTTATATATCAATAATGGACCCTCTACTATATAAGTTAGATAAATTTCTAAGACTATATACTAGAGGCCTTTGTGAGTACCTTACTTAAATGTGGGGGCCTTGCGGCCCTTACTTTTAGTTAGGATTATTCTCTATAAGGTGATCCTATTGATATATATAATGTACCGGAATGAACTTACTGCGCCTAATTGGAGAATATTTTAACTATGAAATCAATACAATTTATATTAAATTTCAAGTCAAAATACACTCTGAGAAATATGGTACTACCAATGGAAAAGAAAACCTTTTCCATCTTAATAAAGTTTTTACCTAAGATTATTATCTTATGTTTTGACTCTATTAAGGGTATCCAGGGAAGACTAACGGTTGCAAACAATTTTATTCAGTTTATTTTTAAAATGAATAAAAACCACGGATCTACTTTCACTATTAAGTGAATGAAGGCCTGTGCTGTTTGTTTGCAAAAACAACTAGGGGATGATAAGGTCAAATCTCTTCGTGAGATTGAGCCAAATCTTCCTCTGCCTAGAGTCATTAATGGTTTTCCTGCTATTATTAATAAGCAAGATCGCCAACTTATGAGACTAGGTAATCATCATATCATTCGTTTTTGGCATAGTTTATTTTCAATTTATCGAGTATTGCAAATACCCGGTAAATTGAAGATCGAGACTATCACAGCTCCTTTTCTAGGAGATATGGAGTTCCGGTCTGAACTTGAGTCATTTAGCTTTCAAACTAAATGGCCTAAGTTTATTTCAACTATTGCCTTAAAACAAAATCTCGCACCGACCACTTTTCATTTTTCGGGGAAGGCAAGTCCTTCTAATGTTAATTCAGCATTAGGAGTGTTAGGAGATATTTATCTTCTACTTGCTCACCCTATGGGAGATAAGGTTTACTATAATCTTTTAGATTATCTTAACATTATCTCTCAAAAATGAAATACTCTGCAATTTCTTACTCGTCTTAACGACGCTAAAGAAATTTTAGAGCAGTTACCTGAAGATTCTTTTAATTTTAAAAGATCCATGGGTACACCGTTTGGTCAGTTCGCGATTAAGAAGGAGCCTGCTGGAAAAATTAGAGTTTTTGCTCTAGTTGATTCAGTAACTCAAAGTATCATGAAACCTTTGCATCTTGCAATGTTCAGAGTACTTAGACTTCTTCCGAATGATGGGACTTTCGATCAAGATGCTTCCGTAGCCAGATGTAGTCAGAAGGCAGTTAAATATAACAAAGCTTATAGCTTTGATTTATCTGCTGCCACTGACCGACTTCCTGTTACGCTTACTGGTAATATCATTGAATCTCTGTTTGAGATCAATGGTATTTCTACTAGTTGGCAAGCAGTCATGGTGGACCGAGATTTTTCCTTTAATAAGGTCACTCAAAAAGAATTTTCTTTAGAGGACATATATTATCGGTATTCTGTTGGTCAACCTATGGGTTGCTTATCTTCTTGAGCTGGTCTTGCAATTACTCATCACTGAGTGATGCAATACTGCTCTTACCTTGTTAAAGGTAATTGAGATTGAGAAGATAAGTACGAAGTTCTCGGGGATGACATTGTCATCTTCGATGATCTTTTAGCCTATCGATACTTAGACGTGATGAAGAAATTAGGTTTGGAAATTAATTTATCCAAATCTATTGTTTCTCCTAAACGCCCTGTATTTGAATTTGCTAAAAGAACCGTAATAGGAGAGGTCTTGGTGAGTGGTTTAACTTACTCCCAAGTTAATTCTAATATCTCTTTATCTAATCGTATAAACAATGTTTATAACTGGATTAGATTAGGATATTTGAATAATCTTAGCTCTGTATCCACTGTCTTAAATGATTTTAAGACAAGTTATAGTTTTAAGGACTTCTCCTTAATGGCATCTAGCTTCGGACTACTAGGTCTATGTAAAAACATAGAGCATAGTATAATAATGAAAAGTCTCGTAAACCCAAATTTGGGTTGTTTATGAGACATTGAAACTGAAAAATTTTCAGTTCCAACTCGTTCATTATTGGTCTTGGCTAGAGATAGTATTCTGGGTTTAAATCCAGATACTACTCTTTCGAAGGATGATAACCGCCAAGAGTGGTTTGATGAGTCAGAACATTTAATTGTTGCTGGAATCCTTCAGACCGCTCTGAACTCAATTAGAATTTTATCAAGAGATTATCTTGATGATGTTTCTAAATGAGGGCGATTATTAATCCCTAATGTGACAGATCCC